GGGTGGTGGGTGTGGTCCGGGTTACTTCTTCAGGACTTTGATCAGGCCCTTGTCTTCGGCTTTGCGGTACGCGTGGTACGCACCGAAGTCGCCGAACTCCGCCCGCAATTCCTTGTTGCTGTCCCAGGTCGCCTTGGCTCGCTCCTCGAGCGGTGCCTCGGGATCTTCCTGATCAGCCGCGGCCGCCGGAGTGTCCGGTGCGGCTGCGGCAGGGACTGGCTTGGTCGCCGTGCTGCGGATATCCGCCAAAGCGGCAGTGCGCTTGGACTTTTCCGCGCTGATAACCTGGCTGGCTGCTTCAGCACCCGAGGTTTTGCCGTCGAACTTCAGGGAGGCGATCAACTCTTCATGGCCGGGAAGGCCGGCAGCCTCGACTGCCTGAATGCGTTCACACTCCGCTTTCGCACCGGCGGCGTGAGCGGAATGCTCCAGCGTCGCCAGCAGCTCGGCGTGGTTGGCCGCCAGGTAAGCGCGGTCAATGGTTGGTTTATCGGCTGCGGTGGTACTTGGCTGGGTTGCGGTGGTAGTACTCATAGAACGATCTCCGGAGTTGCTGCCGTTGAGTTCGGCAATCAGGGATTCAAGGGTGGATTCACGGTCGGCCATGCCCAGGGCCACAGCGTCTGAGCCGATCCGCATGTCGCCCTGGCCGAAGTCGGAAAGGACGGTATCGACGTCAACAGCGCGATAGTTCGCGACGTCCTCGACGAAGATGGTGGTCAAGCGATCGACATGGTTCTGGGCCAGCGCCCGGCCCTGCTCGGTCGCAAAATCGGGACGTTTGTTTGGGCTCTGGCTGCTGACGATCTCAACGCTGCCGTCATCCTTGTTCGTGCGTACCGAGAGCACGGTGCCGATCGAGCCGACCGCGCCGGTGCGGCTCATGACGATTTCGTGCGCCGCGGCCGCCATCCAGTAACCCGCACTGGCGGCGTTGCCCGACACGTACGCGACCACCCGTTTCGGGGACGCCCGAATCATCTGGGCGAACTCGGCGATGCCGCTGGCCTGGCCACCGGGCGTGTCCATCACCAGGATGATGCTGTCGGTGCGCGGGTCATCCACCGCCGCGGTGAACTCTTTCGCCAACACGTCGAGCGAAGTCGCGCCGGACATGGCGGTGAACAGGTTCGCGTACCGAAACACCGGGCCGGTGACTGGTACCAGCGCCACACTGCCGCGCTGGGTCACGTTGCGAGTGTTCTGAAGTGGCCGCCCCTGCCGAGCCTCTACAGCCTCGGGGCCATCGTTTTCACGACGGGCGATCGCCGCGATGGTGTGCAGCATGTCCGGTGTGATCGCCCAGGGCTCGCGCGACACCAGGTCGAACGCCGTCACCCGATGCGCCGGGGGAGCGTCGGTTGGTTTATCGGTCATGGTCAGGTCCGTTCGGGTAGGTCGGGGTTTTGCGGCAACTGGTCTTCAGGTTGAGAGGCCGGCGTGGCAGACAGGCCGTCCTCCATTCGGCGTTTCACTTCCAGCGCGCGTTGTTCGTGGTTTTCTTCCCAGTCGCTGCCGTCGTAGAGCATCGATTCCTTGGCCAGCGTACTGACGCCCAGATCGACACGCGCCTTGGCCGCGTTGATGTCCTTGAGCGGATCCACGGTGCCCGGACCATCGCCGACCCAGATCGAGCCGCAGTAGGCATACCGCAGCAACGGATGGTCGAAAAAGCCGGGAGCATCGATGTCGCCCTGCGCGACCGCCTCTTCCAGCCAGTGCTCGTACACCGGCTGACAGAAATCATTGCCCAGGAAGTCGCGACAGCCACGGATGAACTGCCAGGCTTCCATCACTGCGGCGCGCGCGGCGGTGTAGCTGGCGGTGAAGTGCTTGATCAGCACTTCATACGGCAGCTCCAGTGCCATGCCGATCTGGCGCAACATCGCCAATACAAACGGATCGAACGCCAGATTCGGACGCCCGGGCGCCGCCGACTCTATCGACGCGCCTGGATCCAGCTCGGCGACAATGCCGCCGCTGAGCGTGCCGTCCCAGCCACCGGCCGCGCGATCTGCAGGACGATCACCGCCCACCGGCGTATTGCCGGTCGCGGCGGAGGCCAACGGGCTGAGGTCTCCCCCCGGGCCGGGTTTGATGAACACCGCGAAGAACGCCGAGACCACAGCGGCTTCCAGCTCTGCATCGGTGTAGCGATCAAGTTGCTTGAGCTTCTCGATCACCGGCGCCAGGTACGGTACTCCGCGAGGCTGGCCGACACGTTTGCGTCGATACAAATGCAGCAGCGCCCGACCACCCCGCTCATTGAAGAAGGGTCGCTCATCCCACTTCCGCTCTCGCACACCCAGTGCACCCGGGTGGCTGCGTAGAATGTGCGCCTTGATCGGCTCCCCATCGGCATCACGCTCGATGCCGGCGGTGAGCGTTTCGGTATCTGCTTTGTTGTCCGGGTTGCACACCCGATCGCCTTCGATCAGCTGGATGCAGGCCGAGTAGTGTTGACCCGGGCGTTCTTTGTGGGTCAACAACGGAAAGACATCACCGCTGCTGAGCACCGAACGCCAGGCCAAGTCCTGCAAGCCATAAAAGTTCTGTTCGCGGGTGATGTCGCACGCCGTGGTTTCCGCCCACGACTTGAACAGCGATTCGGTGTTGCGCTGCCATTCACGCGCGGTGTCCTCATCCCAGCCGAGGATCTGCCGGTTCACCACCGACTTCAGCGCCAACCCGGTACCGACCGTTTTGGTCACCACCGTGTTGATCGCGCCGCCGCCGATGGGGTTGTTGCGCTCCAGGTCGCGGCACCGTTCCCGGAGAGTCGGCAGATCAGGCAGCAGATCCGAGGCTGCACTACCCGCACCCGGGTTCCAGGCACTGAGCGAGCGTTTGTTCTTCGAGGCGCCGCTGTAACCGCCCAGCGCCGTCACTGTCATCCGTGCATGCATGCGCTTCGCACCCTGCACGGGGTTCAACCAATTGATGGCCCGATCCAACAACGTCGGTTGGGGGGCATTGGACACGCGACTCATAACGGCGTGATCCCGCGCAAGACAATGCCGCGAGGGCGACCGCTGGCCAGTCGATCCACCTGCAGCTGCCAGTAATCGATCATCTTGGTGATCTCCGCCGCGTCGGCGTAGTTCAGCTGGCGGGTGCCGATGCGGTAGCTCTGCTTCTGGCTGACCTTCATGCTTGCGTCGAGCCAGGCTTGAAGCTGGCTTTGCGCCTGTTCCAGGGTGATGGCCATAGATTAATTCCTGCGTTGAGAGAGCACGCGCATAGCAGTGCGGCGCCCAGAAACAACTCTCCCGCCAGTAGGCGGGAGCTCGTTGGGTTCAGCGGGTGGTTTCGGTACCGGGGTTTCCGGCGCCGGTGCGGGATCTGAATCCGGCTCGATGTCCGATTCCGGTGGTGGCGAATCAAACAAACCGCCTTGCCGGATCTGCGCATCCAGTGCCGCCCAATCGTGTTCATTGAGCAGGTGCGTTTTCAACGAACGGGCCGCATGCAGCGCGTAGGTTTCGCAGTCCGTGGCTTCGTTTCGCTCGCCCGCCTTCTTCTGCCAGACCTTGCGATAGTGGTGCCGCCGGCTGGGGGCTTTCACTTCGGCGGTAATCTGCCGGAAGTAGTCCGGCCGCACCGTCTTGTAGAAGTGCATCCGACCCGGGCCTTCGCCCGTCAACGGCAGCCGGCCTTCGATCCAAAGATCCTTGGCCCGCGACGTACCGACGATGTAAGGACGCAGGCCGTACTTCGAAGCCTTTTGCTCCTTGTCGGTGTCCACGCCCTGCCGAGGTGCACTGAAGATTTCCTTGCGTTCATCGTCCCGGCTGTTGCCCCGCTCACTGGCACCCTTGATCGCCATCACGCCACGTTGTTGATGCTTACGGCAAAACGCATAGGCCGCATCCTGGGTGACGGTGCCGTCCGAGGTGTCCAACGAGACGGCCAGGACTTTCAGCTTGGCGCCGCAGGCATGAGTGATCGGCGAGAACAGCAACTTCTCCAGATCCAGCCAAACGCCCTGCCCTGGCAACACCACTTCGCCGTAGATCTCACCCCAGTAGAGCAACCAGGACTCCTCGCCACGGCCCCAGGCGCGAAGAATGACCGCCAGACGATCGTGCTGCACGTCGACGCCCGCGGTGATAACCAGGCCACCCATGGGCACGAACATTTCCGGGTAATCCTCGGCCCGCTCCGCCAACTTGTCGGCTTCGGGCAGATCCGATTTGTACTCGTACGCTCGACCCTGTTTCTGGTTGACGAACTTGATCAGCAGCGACAGGTTGCCCATGCCGGCCTGGTGCTCGGCGTTGAGCTGCTCACGCACGATGTTTGCCAGGCTGGTACCCGGCAGGCACGCATAGAGCTCGTTCAGTTCGATGAACCCGGCACGCCCGGCAAAGGGTTTGGTTGCCACCCAACCACAGAATGGATCGCCCGCCTCGACGGCGTTGAACACCGTGTTGCGGATGTTCTCCTTGCGTTGGTAGTCGTCCCAGATTTCCCCGCAATGCGGGCAGGCATAACCGGCCGTGTCGGGATCCGCACGACCGTAGATTTCGTGCGGCTCGACGCCTTCATTGATATCCAGGTATTTGATATGGGCGAAGTCCAGGACATGAGCCTGGCCGCAGGCATGGCAGACAATCGGCAGCACTCGGCAATCGGTCTGGGCCAGGCGCGCCTCGGTTTTGCTCGCGCCCTTGATCGCCGGGGTTCCACCCACCAGCATTTTCGAACCGGGATATCGCTTACCACGCTCTTCGAGCAGGGCGATCGCATCGCCCTGCCCCTTCACGTCGTCGCTGGTGTCGTCCGGTTCCTCGAC